GCTTCAATAGCCGTAGGATAGCAGCCAACATGGATTGATTTACATTTTGTTCTATAAGTCCCACCCGGCAATTTCTCCACTCCGATATATTGAGCACGTGAAGATCGTCTTTTTAGTTTATTTTGATTATTCTCAGACCTCGTGCACTCTCTTAGATTTTCTAGCCTATTATCATGTCTAATATTATTCTTATGATCTAAAAACTCAGGCAGATATCCATTACTCATTAAGAATGCAATCCTATGGCCGCGGTACTGAACGCCATTGATTGTAATTCTAGTGTAGCCATCTTTCGTAATTGTTTTTATCTCTTTACCTTTTATTCTTCCCTTTCCGCTAATCTTATTAGTGAAGGCCCCATTTTCTTTATTGTAAATTAGATATTTATTACATAATTCCAATAACTCTTCATCGGTTGTATTTCGCTTCATCGTATCACCTGCGTATATATAATTAAGTGGACACCCCGGTAACGGCCCCACACTGATTCACCGCCCCTCTTTGGAGACACGGCAAAATATTATCAACAAACAATTACTACTATAACTTAAATTAAGAGGTATTCAAGTGAGTTTAGACAGCCATTGGAAAGTACAATACGGCGATATCATCAGAGAACTTGCCGGATTTCAAACTAAATCATTACTAAAAGAATTCATGGACAAAGAAAGTAAGCGCGGTGAGCTTGCTCTATTTGACACGATCGCGCCTTCAGATGAGGCCGAATTTAACTTAATGTCTTCTGACACTAACTTTAGAGCTGACTTTGAAGCAATTGGTTCACCTGTTTTAGCTGATTGGCTTGCACTTCAGACTCCACATATGGACGTAGCACAGGATAAGGTACTCCTTTCTCCTTACGAAAATATTTGGGCGCACTGGTTCAGAAACATTGACGAGATTGCTGAAAACGCAAACACTGAGTCAATTAAGCTCAAGCAAGGTATGAAGCAGATTTTCAAGAAGCAAGACACTTGGCTCCTTGATGCTCTTTCACGTGCTACAGAACAGCGCGGTAAAGATGCTGCTAGTGCTTCAGCAATTGCTTTCCCAGCAGGTCAGCAGATCAACGAAGCTGATGGTGCTTTTGATCTTGAGACTATCACAGCAATTCGTGAGAAGTTTGAAGGCAACTATCTTGGTGATGAGCCAATTTATTGTGTTATCTCTCCTGCCGCTAAGAAATCTTTAATTGACTCAAGTAACAGCACTTTAAATAGTACTGACTTTGTCGATTCTACTTCTTACTTCATGGAAGGTAAATTGCCTGACGTTTATGGCGTTCACATGATTGTTCACCCACTAGTTACTAGCTTTGCTGGTTCTTATGACGATGCATTCTTTGCATGGTGTCCTCAAGCGATCATCTACAATCAGTTCGATGCTCTTGATACAAAAATGGACGAAGTTGCCTCTCAGAAGTTCAACACTGTCCTTCAAGTTCGTGAATACATCGGCGCATGTCGTGTAGATGACTTGGGCGTTGTTCAAGGTACTCTTGGAACTGTTTAATACTTAACCCTCCAAGGTTAGCCGCTCCTGTTTCGATGGGGGCGGCTTTTTTAGGTAACAAAGGATATTATTATGGCTTTAGCTGAAACATTGACCGACATCGCCAATTTAGCTTTGGCAAGTATTGGTGAGAAAGTAATTCAAAACATTGATGACGAGTCGGCGATTGCTCGCGATATTAACCGCGTTCTTTTTGAGTCTATTCGCCAAACACAACTTGAAATCCTATGGGAAGAATTGACCGAAATCATCCAGCCTTCACAGGTAACGGATAGATATCCAGGCAATGATTCTCTATATCAATACAGACTTCCAAACAATTTTCTTGATGTCGTCCATTTGAAATCGGGTTCAGACTGGTTTCTCTCCGGCGGCAAATTAATCACAGATGATCCCGAGCCAGTATTGACCTATAAACGTTACTCTCAAGAAGTTTCGGAGTGGTCAGGTTATTTGGTTGAGCTTATTTATAGACGAGTTGCAGCAAATGTTGCAATGCCATTAACTCAGAATGGCCAAGTCGCTTCGATGGCTATGGATGCTTATAGACAGGCACAAGTACAGAATTTAACAAGAAGCTCAAACAGATCCAGGAAAGGCCGTTTTAGAGATAACTTCTTCGGCAACTTAAGGTCAAGACGAGTTAATTCTAATAGCTGGCCTTTTGGTTACGGACAAAAAGCAGGACGATAAATGAAGATCCCAAGAGTTAGTTTTAATACTGGTGAAATTGCCCCGGTCCTTTGGTGGCGTTCAGACTTGCAAAAATATTCGAATTCATGTAAGAGATTAGAGAATTATATAAACATGCCTCAAGGCGGTCTTCGTAGACGTTTTGGCTCTGAGGTTGTTGCAAAGATCTCTGCCAATAACACAGATAACCGGATAATTGTTTGGGAAGTGGACAGGACTCAATACTTTCAATTAATTTTTATTGAAGATGAGATTCAAGTCTATGATGCGAATGGTGCAAAAATTTATACAGTATCTTCTATTCCTTGGCTGCCTTCAGAATTTAAAGATTTGTATATTAAGCAGGTATTTGATGTGATGTATATTGCGCATCCTAATCATCCGCTTAAAACTATCTCAAGGACTTCGCTTTATGTTTGGGAAATTGCCGATCATGATTTTTTAGGTGGTCCATTCCTCGATCAGAACTTTGATACTTCTTCGACTGTTACATTCTCGGAAAGTGCTGGGGTTGTGACTTTGACCGGAAGTGATCCAATTTTTAAAGCTACTGATGTTGGGAGAATATTTAAGGTAAGAGGCGAGGGGGCTGGTTCTGATTCGGGCGATTATGGTACTGGCACACAAGGCGACACCTCTACGCCACTCGCTGCTACTGGTGTTGTCACACTTAGGACTGAGGGCGGTATTTGGGAAGGTTTGTTGACTCTCCAGGAAAGCATCGACGGCGGCACAACTTGGGATAATATCGGTTCAATCCGTTCTGAAGATGGTAAGCATAACGGTGAAATTGAACGAGATATAACTGGTTTCGGCTCTTTGGTAAGAATTGAAATGACTGAGAGATCGTCTGCACCTTCTGATTCGGGCTGCATATGGACTTTGGAAGTAGCAGAGACACAGAACAATTTTGTTTTGATTGATGCCTATACTTCTGATACTGTCGTCACTGGAACTCTGCAAGGTGGTCTAACCGATACAGTTACCACCTATGCATGGACATTTGGTGTCTTTGGCGAAGATGAAGGCTACCCGACTTGCGTTGAGATCTATGAAGAGAGATTAATGCTGGCCGGGGTATTGTCGAAGCCTTCAACAGTTTATGGTTCAACTATAAATGAATGGAATAACTTCCAGGAAGGAACCTTTGCAACTTCACCAATTACTTTTTCATTGGCTGCGGATGTAAGAAACCGTATTCGTTGGATGGTCCCTGAGCAGGAATTAATACTTGGTACTGATTACGGTGAATGGACTATTGGTACTCGCGACACTTCAACGGCTTTAAGTGGGGAAAATGTTTCGGCAAAAAGACAAACTCAGTTTGGTACTGAGCCAATTCAGCCGATAGTTTCATCGGATATGACTCTTTACATTGAGGCTGGCGGTAAAAGAATGCGCTCGATTCAGTACTCATATGAAAAAGACGGCTATGTTGCTGCCGATATGACTGTACTAGCTCCTCACTTAACTGAGGAATATGAATTTACTAGAATGACTTTTAGCCGATCTCCTGACCAAATAATTTGGGCTGTACGTGGTGATGGCGAATTGCTTGCTTTCACATATGAACGTGAGCATGGGGTAAGTGCTTGGAGTCGTCACCCGTTTAGTGATGGCGGCACAGTAACTGACATTAATTCGATATTGACCGAAAACGGCGATGTGATGAGCATGTTAGTTAATAGATCTGACGGTCTATATTTTGAAATTATCCGGCAAGATAGTTTATGTTTTGATTGGGCTAGAAATTATACTAATGTATTGCCAACGGATGTAATAACGTTGATAGGAAATGAAGACTTTAATTTTTACAATAATTCGCTTGTTGAGAACTCGGAGCATTTTGAATCTAAAGAAACAGGGGTTTACCTGCATTTGGATGTGGCGGTTACTGCACTTGTTGTCAATTATGACGGCGATCAGTTGGACATTGACGAGGATTTTATTTCTATGGGTTCGGATTTATACTGGATACCTGCTGCAACGGATAAAGGACTTATCACGGTCTTTGATGGTACGACTGCGCTTGTAGAGAATACGGATTTTTCTTTGGATACTCATAGCGAGATTTATGTTGTTGATCTATTATCGGGCCTATATGATCCCGAAGATTTAACAGTTCTTAATAATGGCGTCCCACTTGTCGAGAACACTGACTTTTGGATTATGTCCGGTGCTGAACAGATATTAATTATTGGAATGGATGGCGTTCCGATCACAGATATTACTGTTGAAAAAGATGCGGTTCCATTGACTGCGGCAGATTATATCGTGAAGATTCCATCGGCTCAAGTTGCGAGTTTATTAGACGCTAGTTTTTATGTCGCGATTCAAATGGATTCGATAACCGAGACAACAGACGTATTTAACATGCCGGATCAAGGCGGTCCAGGAACTCGAAATAAAATAAACGAGGTTGATTGCTTTGTTGTCAATTCTGTTGGCGGTGAAATATCTGCGGATGGCGGCGAAACTTATAATGCAATACGCCAAACTGGTAAAACAGTGGTCGCTGGGCAACGTATAGATCCATACACAGGAAAGTTTGAAGTAAGGACACAGCACGGCTATTCAGATGAGCAGACAATTGCCTTCAAAAATAGCACTCCTTACAATCAAATTTTAGCAGCTTTAGCAATGAAAATACAAAGGTATTCTGAATGATCTTTTTAAACTTGGAGTCGGCCTAAGTTCTTCGCAATAGCATTTGCGGTAGTTTCTGCGATTGGTGCAATATATCAAGCACAGCAGCAGAGCCAAGCACAAAAAGCACAGGCAAAGCAGCAAGAACAAATGGCTGCGGCAGAAGAAAGGAATGCAAGATACGCGGCAGAAGGCGCGGCTAATCGTGCAGAGCAAGAGCGCATGGAACGTGAATCTGAACGAAAAGAGGAACGCGATCAGCAAAAAAGAAGACGCTCAAAGCAAGAAGCTATGTATGCTAAAAGTGGTGTCCTTCTTGATGGAACTCCTGCTGCTTATTTAACTGCTCAAGCTGAAACCGATGAATTGAATGTTCAAAGAGCTGACCAGGTTAGCGAGCGTGAGCGGGTTAATACTATTTATGAAGGCAATCTTCAAAAGGCTGATCATTTAGCTAAAGCCAATTCATATAATTTCGCTGCGGATCAGAGTAAAGCTGCTGCAAAAAATACAATGATTGGCGGTATGTTTAATGCTGTTTCATCCGGTGTTGGTGCTTATAGCCAAGCTGGGGGTTCTTTCTCATGGTCTGATGCTG